AATTACTTACGCTAACTTTACTAGCATCAATAGTACCTGTAGTAATACATCCACCATTAATAATTGTCGTACCACTTTCTAACTCGGTCTTTGTAGCCATGTCACTGACATCAGGAATGTCACTTGTATTTGCTTTATTATTTATTGTAGTTTGTAAACCACTATCAAATGAGTTAAATGTAACTTTACCTGTAAGGTCGATATTATCTGCAATTAGTTGTATACTCTTTTGGTTCATTCTCAAGTTAGTAACACTACTACTTGGTTGATAGAATTTTCCACTTTCAAACACTTCTTTTTCTTGTAAGTGATAGTATTGACCATCACTTCCTTTAGAATAGTATTTATAATAAGCACTATCCCAATCGCTAGGTTTAGTAGTTAATGCCGTAGGGTTTACGTTAGTAATTACATAATCTAGTAAGCCGTTAGACATCTTATAACTACTTTGTAGTACCTCTCCACTTTCCTTTAAGTCTGCGAAAAGTACATCCATTGTTTGTTCTTCTTCATCGTAATAAATAGCACTTGCTTTTAAGTGTCTAGTTAATGATGAATACAAGTAAAACTTTCTAGGGGAGTCTAAGTTGTAATCCCATTGATAAATAAGCCTTTGTTGTGCTTTAGTTAGGCTAGTATCTAAATCAATGATTTCATCATCTAGGTTTTTATATACATACAGCCTATCCCCGTTAGCATCTACTACGTAATTCTCTCCATTTAATGCATCTACTAAAGAACTAATATTAAGACGATTACTATTGATTAATGAAACCTTACCATCCGTGTTAATGGCTTTTACAACATCTCCTTGTAATAAACCATTGTATGTAACACCTGTAGGGTTAAATAATTCGTTACCATCTTCATCAAATACCCATATAGAGAAATCTCCTGTAGTATTATCTCCAATAGCAACTCTTAAATTACCTTCACTATCATAGAAACCTTGTGTAGCACCATCTAAAAGTATCTTATTTCCATTACTATCTTCTAAAGTTAAGTTTGATCCTTTAATAGACTCAATAACCCCTTCTTGTGCTACCAAACTAGATGCTAGTAATAACTTCGTTGCTTGGTTTTGCACTGTGGCATTACTGATATTTGCTAATAATGTATTAGCAGTAGCAGCATCAATTACACCTGCTTGAAGAGATAATACAATACCTTGTTCAGCATATAGTTGTTTAACCTTTGCTACATTGATATTGGCAATGTCAATGTTGGCTAAGTCGATTTTAGCGTAGTTAGTATTAATCTCTTTAGCATTGATGTAGTCGCTATGCAACTCGTTACTTAACGCTTCAACTTTAGAACTTACACCGCCTGTTGATGACTTACCACTAATACCTTTACATTCTAAAGATGCACTCATACCTGTTAAAGATGTTTCAATTGAACCAACTATTACATTCAATGTGTCACCATCTCTAGTTTCTACTTTTACAATGTCTCCGACTTCGATAGCAGGGTTTCCTCTAAACTTAATACTACTTGGTTGATAAACCATTAAGTCCAACCTACTTTGTAAAGCAGTTAATTGTGATTGAGTAAAATAACTATTCTCAAACGTAATATCAATATGTTCATAGTCTCCAACTGGAGTTTCACTTCTAGAAACTGAATATGATGTATCATCACTAACTTTAACTGTTATAGAGTCTACACAAATCATATTTTTATTATTTCTAGTAAACCCACCCATAAGTTGTTCATCATAACTAATCTCATAATTAGTTTGAGTCAACCAATATAATGTAGGGTTACCATTTGAGTCGCACCTAACGTTGTATCCCAAGAATTGAATAATCTTTGGCAATTCTTCTTTAATAGATACTAGTTTTTTAATTCCACTTTCTAGACCACTATATACAAAAGCATTTGCTTTAGTGATGTCAGAATCACTAAACTTGACACCATAATGTTCATTAAAGTATGTATTTAATTTAGTAAGGATTTGTCCACCTGTAGTTCCATTTTCAACTTCAGTATTCATGGCTACATTGTTTATTACATATAAGCAATCGTAGGCAGTTACTTCGTAATAACTAGAATTGTCATCATCTTTGACTTCTTCAATCATGTATTTACCTAATTGAATAGTCTCGTTATCTACACTTTGCTTTAAGGTTAAAACATCGCCTTTAATAGGTGCTAACGATAAATCAGTTATATATAATTTAAAAGTCAATTTATTAGAGCATATCTCTCCAAAGCAAATGACATCTGATGAAAACCCAATCTCATTCAACTTTACGTTCGACACCTCATCTATATAAGAATGGTTATGAAGTTTACTAACAATCTCAACTTGGATAGTTCTCTCCAAACTCTTAATCTTATTAGTCCATGTTGTATCATTTCTAATCATCCCTACACCTCCTTCGCATAAAATAAAAGAGCCAACTACATATAGTAATTGGCTCACATAGGCTCTCTTTAATTACACACATTATACAATAATAGCATAAAATGTTCAATTCTTACCGCTCTATGAAATTCATCTTAAAACTTGTATACATCCATTGATTTGTTCTAGGATCAAGTCTATAAACTGGTACACTTCTATCCCCAACATAAGCAGTGATAGTCTTTGTACCATCTTTTGGGTCAGGATATGTTAATTGAAAAAACACATCAGTTACTGCGTTTAATAATAGACTCATCTCATCTTGAAGCATAGGAGGAAAGGTACAATTGACCTTCCTCTTTACTGCTTTTCTATCACGAGTCATATCTCCGTTTTGATTTCTTCCTGCCCCATCTTCACTATCTAAATCGTAAATGGCAACCTCTATTGACATAGGATTTTTAATATATGAGCCATTTACTTTTAAAATACTATTTGCCACTTTTTAATCCTCCTAAATCATAAGTGGAGATGCACCTGTTTGTTTAACTATACCATTGTTATAATCGACAACAGATTCACCTATTGTTTTACCATCTAAAATAGATTGAACTACAATTCTTGTTGTACCACCTTGTGAACCATTAGCCATAGACATAGCTTCAAGAACACCTTGTTTGATACCTTCAATAATTTGATTATTATTTGCTACAGCGGTTTTATTACCCATAGTACCAACTAATTCAGGTCCTGCTTCTCTTGCGATAAACATTTGACCTTCATCAACAAGTCCACCGTTTGCAAGATATGGGATATTAGGCATATTTATTGGAGATAGATTAAATCCAAATTTTTTACCTCCTAGTGCAGGAACCCAACTTGGAACTTTAAATGACATTTTATTAACTGCGTTTACTACTGCATTTATTCCTGTCCTAATCCCTCCTAACATACCATTTACTAGTCCGATAATTAGATTTATTGGGTGCCTTACTATAGAAGTTAAACTTCCCCATACTCCTGCAAAGATAGATTTAATACCTTCCCACGCTGTTTTCCAATTTCCTGTGAATACTCCTTTAATAAACGTGATAATGCCACTTAAAATATTTTCAATATTTTTAAATCCATCACCAAAGTTCTTTAAAAATCCAGTTAATACTCCTGCTATAGCACCGAATACAACTTGGAATGAAGTTAATAAGAAATTCAACGTAGGTACTAATACTAGACCTAGTAGATAAACAATTGCATTGATAATTGGAGTTAAAACGATTAGTAAGTCATTTACAATCTTCATAATTTGTTCAAACACATATTTCCATTGATCCCATAAAGGTAATAACGTATTTTTTATAAAACCTTTAATATGGTCAATTATCAACGAAAATATAGGATATAAAACATTTCTCCACAAATTACCAATTATACTGCTAATATTACTAACTATATTTTTAACAGCTTTTCTAAATTCTTCGCTCTCATCCCATAAATCAATAATTGTAGCAGTAACCAACGCAATACCAATAGTCACTGGGTTTACAAAACTGCTAACAAGTTTAAACCCACTAGTAACGGATGAAAAAAATTGAGCAAAAGGCAACCCAAACAGACTATTAAAAACAGGCTGTAACGTAGTTCCTAATGTTCCTGCTAACCCACCAACAACAAAAGAAATACCCGCTATAGCAGTAGACATTGCTAAAAATGTATCAACAAGAGGGTTTTCAATAATAAATTTCAATGTTGGTAGTATCACACCTTCAATAACGCTTGATATTGTTCCACCTAAAATGTTTGCCAATGGAACTAATGCACTTGTCAATCCTTCAACAAATTGAAGTAACGGTTTAAAATCCAAATCGTTAGCCCATCTTTCAAACAACTTTGTTATATTATCTACCCAACCTAATACTACATTTAATGCATCGGCTAGGTTTTGCATTATTCTAGTGCCTCTATCACTTTCAACCCATGCAATAGTAAAGTTTCTTGCTAAATTTCCTGCAGCTTCATTCATGTTAGTGATGATACCAAAGATATGATTCATAGTTGTTTCTCCAGTACCATTTTGCCACACTTCATTTAATGATACTCCTACTGAACCAATGAGTTCTTTAATCTTTCTCCATTTATACTCGAAAGACTCCATAACACCTTTTCCGTAAGTGTCCCAACTATCAGTTACAGGTTTGAATAAATCTAGCAATTTTCTTTGCATATTATCAATCATGTCATCTGCTGATTTTGCAAGCTGAGCGGTGAAGTCGTATTCGGGTAATGAAATATCATCTCCAATACCTTTTAGTACACCTGAACCACTTGAGCCACTTGAACTATCAGTAGGTTTATTAATGATATTCAACTCATCAAATCCCATGAGTTGTTTCTTTAATTCTTTTGCTTTCTTTCCTGCATCGGCTAAATTGTTAGCAGCATCTTCAGTATCTTCTGCTAAACTACTAGAACCTAATCCACTATAGTCAATTTCAGGTAGTTCAAACCCAAACAACGTTGCTAATGCTTTAGCAGCTTTAGTTACTACTTGCACAAATGCGTTAATATAAGGTATTAGTTTTGCTATGAAAATACTTGCAATATCTCCTAACGCCCTCTTTAGTTGAGTAATTGAGTTAGTTAAAATACGAATACTATTCGCAGGAGTTTTAATTGTACGAGCCATATCGTTAAATACATCTGTCTTACCTGCGTTCTCCATGATAGTTACATATCGCATTAATGCTTGAGTATTTTGATCCCAAGAACTTACTGCACCATCTAACCCATACTTCAATCCAGTTTGTTTTATTTGTGCTACCGATACGTTGTTACCGTATTCTTTCAATCCTTTAACTTGACCTGACATAGCACTATTTAATTTTTCAAATGCTTCTTGAGGATTTACATCCATTAAAGATGAGTAGTCATATGCTAATTGAGTTAAGTTTTGAGACATTAGTTTAACATTCTTACTAGCAACTCCATAACCATTTAATTGGTTAGCAAATACAGCTTGGTAATCCATAAACTCTTTTGCATCGATGCCCATTAAGGTTTGTAATGACTCGGCATACTCTTTAGCCGACTTCGTGTTCTCACCCATTGCAACATTAAATTTATTCAATGTTTCAGTGTATGATGAACTCTCTTGAAATACAGATGCTATAAAACTTGATACAGTTCTAACAGCAACTTTAATTGCAATAAGGCTTAATTCTAGTTTTGCCAATTTACTAATAAAACTTGTTGTAGACTTTACACCTTTTTCTGCACTGCTGCTATATGTTGCCATACCTTTACTAGCAGAAACTGAATATGTCGATGTTCTACCAAGTGACCTATTCATGTTGTTAGCTGCACTAGAGATAGGACTCATTGCTTTATTAAGTTTATTAAGTGACTTTGTTAAATTACCAATCGCTTTTGTTGCTGAACTAGTATTAGCAGTTATCTCTATACTTAACTTATCAATTCCTAATTCATTTGCCATACTCATACCCCCTTCCTTATTATATAAGGCTCTAGGCTCTATGGCTCTTGGCTCACTTTAGAATACGCACTAACAAATTGATTCATCCAAACCATTGCTCGTGCCTCTTCTTCTTGTCTCTTTAATTGTTTTTGTTCTTCTATTTGTTGCTCGGTAATAGGTATCGGTTTATCTAAATAAGTTTCAGCCTTATCTGATTTACCTCGACACCACCCATTATAAACAACTGTTTCTACGGCTTTGTAAATGTACAACCCTTGTAACCATAACTCTTCATTCATACGTTCTTGTTTCATTTTGTAGGCTTCACGATAATACTTTACTAATTCGACATCATCATTCCAAAATTGGTCATATGTCATACCTATAGATAAATAGAAAGGAAACACTCGTTCAAATGTTTCCCTAAAAGTTTCACTATTTTTAGTGGATGAACTAAAGGTGTCTATTTCAACTTCTTCCACTTGATTACGTTTTTTGATGTAGTATCAAACAATGAGTTCATTGCTTCTCCTACCATCTCCATTAGGGCTTCTAACAACCCTTGTTTATCATCCATTGATTCATAAATCTCATCAATGGTAGATTGTTTTACGTTCTTATGGTTCTTTTTAAAAGCATAAGTGAATAAAACAGGAATGTATGTAACAGGCTTTGTAGCCACATCATTCAATACATACCCATCTCTCTCAAACTCTTTTAACGATGCTCGATTATATTCTAAAACATAATCCTTATCATCGTAGTTAAATTGTAATTTTGACATCTTTAATTCCTCCTGAAAAATTAACAACTATGCAACTGGTTTATTTGCCCAAATAGGTGCGTTAGTTGGTGTGATGTATAAATTTGTTTCTAAAATTGAATTAACTGACATTGATGGTAACCCCATTGCTGATGGTTGACCTGTGAAGTAAACTGCTTTTGCTAATTTAGGATGTTTGATTTCAAACCAAATTGCTTTACCTTCTGCACCATTATATGCAGTCATTAAAGCATCCCATTTAGTCGATAAATCATCGTTGAAGTTAGCAACGAATGATAATGCTCCACCTAAATCTTTTAAACCTTCTACATATGTTTTGTATTCAGTTTGTGATAAATCAGTTGATTCTAAAGTTTCAGGTGATGGGTTCATTTCAGGTACTTCCTTAATATTAGGAATAACTGTGTAACCTGTAGTAGGTCTAGTTCCTGCAGTTGCTTCAACAGCCCATGAAACGGATACACCTAATGTATTTAATGCTACTGCCATTTTTTAATCCTCCGTTTGATATTTTCTATATCTAGCAATTCTTCGACATAATGTAGTGTCTAATGCTGCAATTTGATTGTTGAACGATCTATAGAAACCATCTCCAACCATAACTTCATTAATAACTGCAACGATGTCCTTACATTGCTTTTCTTTACCTTTTGTAAGGTTGCTTGTAACCTCGAAGTAATAAGTCTCTTCGGTTACATTTTCAACACTTTGAAAGTCGCTATATTGAGTAACAATTGGATTGTCCTCTAACTTAATAACTACTGAAGGGAATTTTGAGGGTAGAGAAGATGATTCTGTACCACTAATATAAATGTTTTCAAATGTGTCTCTTAATTTTGATGCCACTTTGTTATAAACTTGTGTTTCATGGTTAATCATTTCTAAATACCTCATTTGCTATAGTGTATACTCTTTTTCGCAATTCTTGAGATGCTCTAAACATAAACGGTCTAGGTGGCATACCTTCCGTAAATACCACTTTGCCTAACTTATAGTTGTAATATTTCCAACCAATTTTTCCATCTTTAGTTATAAAGATGTGTTCTCCAACCATATAAGAATATCCTTTAGGTAAAGGTTCAATTCTACCATTCATAGCACCGACCTTACCTGTCCCAAACTCTACAAATATTGCATACTCATTCTCGACATAAATTGTCACTGAATTAGGAGTATGCTTGTAATTTACAGAGTTTTGTAACTTTCCATTCCAATGGATGTCGGATAGGTTTAATTTCACACAATAGAAACCTTCCAAACCTAATCTTTCCATCAATCTTTCAACTTTAATAGATATTGATTGTTCGTATTTTTCTAACTCTTCAATTGCATTTGAGATTGCATCGGTTTTACCAATGTCAATCTTGATTGTTGTCATTTACATCTACCTTCTTAATAGCATATATAGTTTGGTTAATATCTCTCGCTACTGACTTCACAACATAGTTATGAGGTTTAGTAGGTTCGATACCAATCCATAATCTAGTATATTCATCAATTGGTAAATCTTTAGTAGTAGACATTTGTCTATCGTATGATAGGTCACTACCAAAAGATTCATATTCGGCATTACCTTTGTTTGGAGAAACCGCAATCTTGATAGGAATTGGCGTTCCATAAGTCTTTATTGAATTTCCCCATTCATCAGTGTCACTACTTACACCATATAAAGCATAATAGATTAAAGTTTGATTCCTCTTTAAATCTCTCATAGTACCCCACCTTTAGGTGTAACTTCGTTAATTAAATCAGGGCTTACATTTGCACTAGAATATACTCTTTTAATACCATTTTCAGTATGTTCAGTTTCTCCTTCAGCACCGCTTTTAGCATCAATCTCTACTGCGATACGAATTTGTAAACTTAAATATCTATCTTCTAGTTTGCCTTGTTCACCGAATGGGTATCTCTTATTAAGAATGACACTCTTTGATAACTCTAGTAATTCATCAATCTCTTCATCGGTTCTATCAGGTAATAATTCACTTAATCTATCGAATTGTGTCATTTTAATTACCCCCTAATCTTCTTTAGTAGTATTTTTCTTTGCGACTTTAATGACTTCTACAAATCCTTTAGAGACAAGGAGTTCGGCACGATTTTCATCGCACTCGAACTTATCTCCTTCTCTCATGAATTTGTGTAATTGTAAGTCATCATAATCATGGATTACTTTGACTTTCATATTTATTTACCTACCCTTTTGTGTAGTATTTCTTACCTTCAACTACATCAGTGTCTGTAGTTTTTTCATAGTATGATTCTGAATCAACAATTACTTTTTCATAGTAAGTTGCAATTGCAGCTTTTTGTGGGTTTTCAACTTCAGTGAATGTTGGAGCATTACCTTTGATGATTTTAACTGCTTCTCTAACATCTGCGAAATATGGAACGATGTATTTTCTAGTGTAAACTTTAGTTAATCTATCGTTTGCACTTCTATCTTGTTCTACACCTACACCAGTCTTAACTAATACTTTTACAGCTTTTTTAGTTGCTAATGTAATAGTTCCTGCTTCAGCTAATCTATCAGTATAGATGTTAATTCCTGCAACTGTACCAACATATCCTGTTCTTACAAATGCTTCTACATATTTTAAAGATTCACCTAATTCTTTACGAATAGCAGCTACATCTTTTTTGTTTACTAATGCAAATAATGCAGGTTGTCCACCTTCATATTCAACTCTTCCGAACATTGATGCAGCATCAGCGAAAGCAGCGAAGTCGAATTTAGCAGTGTAGCATTCTAATTTAGCCTTTGCAAATTCAGTCATGATGTCATCGTTGATTTTGTTGAACATATCAACTGCTTGATGATTTAACCCAACTTCAATTGCTTTAGGGTCATTCATTAATTCTTCATCATAGTATGGGAATCTATTTTGTAATAATTTGATTTTGTGGTCTTCTGATACTAATTTAACTTCGATATTTGAAGTATTTCCTTCACCCATTTCTAATACTTGAGTTTTGTTATCAGTAGCAGAGTATGTATAAGTAGTAATATGGTCACCTGCAACACCTTGTAATGAGTTATCAACTGTACAGAATTGCATATGATCCATTAATGATTTTAATTGGTTTTCAACTTTAAATGCGATAACTTTGTTATCATATAATTGATGTGTATGATTTAATGGCATACTTCTATCCTCCGTTTAATAGATTTAAGATAATGCATCAGGATTGCTTTCAATCAACGCTTGAAGTTCATCCATAGACATATCTTCTGGCTTTTTCTCAACCGAACCTTTTGCTCCAGTTGGTGGGGTTGGTGTACTTTCTAAAAGGCTTTTTTCGGCTGCTTTTTTGGTGCTTTCTAAAACCATGTCTAGGTTCTTGAAAACAGTAGCATGGTCACCTTCATATAATGCAGTTGCACTTGCTTGTGCTAACTTTTCATCATATCCCCTTTTTAGGAACTCGTTTGTGAACTCTCCAACTTTAACTTGTTTTCTTAACGTTTCTAATTCTAACTTATCTGCTTGTGCATCTTCTTCTGCTTTAATCTTTGCTTGTTCAGCTTCATCTAAAGTAGAACGATACTTCTTTTTCCAACTAGCAGCATCGCTAGATGCTTTGTCATATTGTGACTTTGATACATAATCATCTAAATTAGGCACTTCTTCTCTTGAAACCATGTCTAAATCTTTTAATGCTTCATTGATTTCATCTAAAGTCATGTCTTCTTTGTACTTGTCACCTAAAAGTTTCTTTAAGTTCATATTCAATTTTCCTCCTGCGATTAAAGACTTCTCTGTCTATTCTTGTTTTATGGTTTTCTCCGTTGCGATTTATGACTTCTCTGTCTTATATATTCAAAAGATTAGTCAAGTGGTTGGACTTGATTTTGTTCAACCACATTACCATCTTCATCAACTTTAGGTTCAGGTTCGTTACCATCACCCATAACTACTTCTTCAGTTTTTTCTACTAACCATTTAGATAAGTATTCAACTGAATCCATATACACTTGTTGAGGATCACTATATAAATCACAATTAGCAATTGCAATTCTTGGATGAATACCTGCTTCTAATTGGTTTTGTAATCCTTGTGTCTTTGTAAGTAGGTTACTTACTTTATTTCTAGAGAATTTGATTTCAATATCACTAGGTTTAATATAGAAACCGTTGATATTAGATTTATCAATTACTCTAGCAATAATCTTTAGCACTTCTTTTTCTCCTCTAGAGAATAGTAATTCAGTTTTTTTAGCTGCAGTTTCAGCCATTTGCCAACCACTGCCACCTAGCATTAATGCTTGTCCTGTATTACCGCCTGTAGATTGTTCTCTAGTAGGAATACCTACAATCTCTGCAACTTGTTGTCTTAAATCATCTAATAGAGTTTGCACTTCAGTTTGATTTAAGTTGACTTCAAGCGTTTGGATACCTGCTTGTAATCCATCTGATGATTTAGTCTTAATTGCTCCTAAATCTTTCATAGATTTGAATTGTTCTTCATCAATATCTACGTTATTGAACCAAATGAACGATTGAATGAATTGTGCTAAACCATTCATTCTATCACTTGTACCCAAGTTAATTGCATCTAATAATGGGATAACTCTCTCAAATGACCCCATTCTCTTGTAATCGTTAATATATTCAACGATAGGTACAACACCGATACCATTAGGAGATTTACTTACGATTTTAGGGTTAATTCCTGATACATTCCCCACAATCTCATAGTAAGAACTGTCTGTATAGCAACCAAACACGATTCTATCAATGACTTCATTTTTATCTTCGATAGCCTCTGATTCGACTCTATATGACACACCTAAAACTACCTTTTTAAAGACATCATTTGTTCTTACTACGAATGTATTTTCAGGAGGAAGATTCAGGATGCTAAAGCAACTATCTTCAGTATCGCTAGGTAGTACCAATCGGTATGCCACTCCTTTAATATGAAGTGTGTTACCTAACTCCAAGTCCTTGTCGAACTTACCTTCGTTAAACAACATTTCATTTAGCCTATTAATGTTCTCGTTATCAGTATCTTCATCTCCTTCATCAGGAGTTTCTTTACCTGCTCTTTGAACATATGTAATAGGACTACCAAATTCATATCCATCCTTAAAATCAACAATCTTGTGAGCGTTGTTTTCAACGACTTTGTTATTGATTTCAGGTCTTACTTCTTTTTTTCGTAACAAGATAGGTTGTTCACCTGCTTCATATTTTGCTAGGTACTCCATATCAGCTACATTGTTTTTATGCACTTGGAAGGCTTTTTCAAGAACACTACAAATGTTACTATCATTGATAATAGATTCGTTTGTATAAATTACTTTTCTACCATATGAATGCATCTCTTTCCCTCCACTATATAAAATAAAAGAGCCTAATAACGTTTTTTGCTATCGGCTCTCATTGGCTCATTATTTAAAATTACTTCAACTTCTTGTTTACAATTTTTACACCATAGGTATATCTTACCTTTTGAGTGTTCATCTACTCTTGCAATCTTCTTTATTCGCCCTTTTGATTCGCAAACAGGGCAATAAACATTATTAATCAATATTTACAACCTCTTCGCTCCTTATTTCACACACTTAATATATCGTATAAGCATTTAAAATTCAATAATTGCTATCGTTTACTTAATTTTAATTAAAATGGTCTACTAAAAACTTCTACTCTAGCGACTCTACCATTGTTTTTCATGTCGATTAACATAGCAAGTGAGTCAGGAGCATCATCGTTTTTATTCTTACCAATCATCTTGAATGAATATAAGTTTTTCATAGCCAACTCATACTCTTTTGAGCGTTTACCACTCTCTAAAAAGTACAATTCCCTTATTTCAGGCGATTTGTCGAATATCCTTTGCTCTTTACGTTTATTAGTAGGTGCAGAGCGACTTGTAATATTGAGTCTATATTGGTATTGATCCTTTAATATACGCTCAATGTCATCTTTGTATCCTGCTCCACCATTATTTGCTTCAAATTGACACGCATCTAGTTTATGCTCGTTAACTTTAGCGGTTACTAATGGTTGAGTTACTTTTTTATCGCCATTATTAAACACCCAGTCATGTACATAACATACATCCCCATACTCATAGCATATTGGCATAGATAAGTAGTCTCCTCCACCGAACGCCACATCGACTGCAGCATAGACTCTATCAGGTTCGCCTTGAGGTAACACACCATTATAGAAGTTCATCTCATTAGGTGTAAATAGTGCCCCATCTCGTTCAATCGGTTGAGCCATATATTGTGCTAACCACGATGCCATGTCATTATTATTCTCGAACGATGCCCTACGTTTATGGTAATAGTCTGTTGAGAACCCCACACCATAGTCATAGTCAAAGTTACTCTCATCGTTTTCATCTAGTGCGGGTAAGTCTAGCACCTTATATCTATGGTTACTGAACTTATCGTTAGACTCTAATACTGATAGTCTTTTACCGATTGGATCAAATAGCGACCACCTTGTACCGACCCAAATCACTTTAGCACTCTCTTTGGCTCTAGGGAGCAAGTTATTGTCTACTTTAGACCATGCACTATTCAATCTGTCCATGTTCATCGCTTCTTCGATACCACTCAACAAGTCATCAGCCATTAAGATAGAGTTACAGTCACACGCTCCATTCAACGTACCATATAGCGACCTACAAGTAAGTGATGGGTATCGTTTCTTTCTCTCAATGTCAATTGTGTACTTCTTTGAATTAGTCCTTGCAATGTCTTGATTAAATATCTTGCCCCAATTGTATGTATAGTTGTCAGTGATGACCTCTAACACACCTTCATATAGCCCTGATGTGATTGTGTCCGAGAACGCACTATAAAGGTTCGTACCTTCAGGGTTACGCCCTATCATCCACGTTATATAGAACATACATAGCGTTGTCTTACCGATACGAGGTGGCATTGATACGAACAGCTCATCCAACTCATCATCAGTTAAGTCTTGCATCGCATCCACGACCACTTTTAGTCGTTTTCTTCTAGGTTGATAGAACCTTTCAGATGGTGTTCGATTATACTCAAGATATATCATGTAATCATCGAACCTATGAGGTGCTGCAAGTAGGAATGTCTTTTTATACAATTCCCTAAACGCTTGTGCCATGTCCACATCTTGTCGCAATTGTGCTTTCATGTTTAGTGCAGCATGTGTTCTCACGATGTCATTCAATTCTAACCCTCTAGATAAGTCAGTCTCCATAACTAGTCTTGCATACTCAAATAAGTTATCTAGGTTTGAATATTTAGTTAAGTCAGAGTTAATTAGTTTAGTTAATGTATCCATCCTTGCCCCCATGCACATTCAACAAGTACTTCGCTTTATCTTTATACTGATATATCGGTACATCAACTATGTACACCTTCACACCTCTTAATTGTTTTACATGAGATGGCACATCATCTATTTGCATCTCTGCTAATACTAGATTAGTTGATTCTTGTGTTACCACTAGTGTCTTTTTAGGTTTCATATCTTACCTCCAAAATAAAACAATAACATATGGCACTGCTATTATTGAAACTAGAGTTATGAAAATGATCCTATCCATTTCATTCTCACTTATAGCACCTTTTCTCACTAGTTTTAGTATTACATATGTACTTGCGATTACTACTATCACAAATAGTAAGCATATGAATTTTAATAGGTTGAATATTATCTCTATCATATAAACCCCTTTTTTATTTTTTGTCCGATTTTTTGATATGAAAAAACCACCCTAGAAAGGAATAGATAGGTGGTCTTTTCGCTAAAACGATTTCTTTTAAATAGGAGATTACTGGATGGAAGGATGATAAAACAAATAAATATTATGGATTCGTAACAATGCCAAACGATGTTAAATATGAAAAATAATCAAGTTAAGTGAGGATACTCCTTCCACCTACTTACATTGTACGCAGATTGAGGTTGTGTGTTAAGGTTTCGTATCGTTGATTGGGATTTTATGATATGGCTTGATGAGGAAGGCTTTTTAGGTATTTTGGGTGGTTTTGAGCATGAGTAAGTTCGAGGTAATTCCTACCAAAAGGGTAGGGTATACCCTTCTAATTCCTACTAGAATGGTAGGAATAGCTGAAAATGGTGTATTTCAGAATTTTACACCAATTCATAAAAGTGTACTTTTATAGATATTTTGTAATATCTTTATATAGTTATAAAATAATACTTGTGTGTATCTCTTAATAGTGATATTATAATATCGAAATTTAAATATCTTTATATAAAGATATTGGAAAGGGGGTTACCAATTGAAATTAAAAAAATGGGTACTTGATGCGTTAACCATAGCCATATATGTATTGGGGATTACGTTCATTCTATATGAAACAATATCCATGTTATTATTTGGCACATATTGGACACTATAAGCCCAAAACCTAGAACATTGACAATTGAATATTATTTTAAACTAATGACAAGAAACGAGGATAAAAACATGAAAGAGATTTCTTATTTAGAGTGCGTAAAACGATGCGTTGGGGAAAAGTTCATTTTATGCAATAACGTACAAGATGATAACGTATTTATGGAAAGAGTTTATGAGTATTACTTTGATAAATACGGCGAAGAATACGACAATTACAACGTAGAAGTATTTCAATATTTCCTAACAAGTGCAAGTGATAGTGATATTAACTATAATGATACATACTTGCATGGGGCTTTAGATTTTGTATATAATGAAAGCCTTGATTTATATGTATTATGTGTTACACATTGGGGCACAAGTTGGGATTATGTGAGAGGTTGCGATGTTGAGTATTAAACTAATCACATTACTTTTTAAAATGGCGTATATTCCTATATACGCCATTATCATTTTTATTAAGGTATTTAATAAAAGGAGATAAACATATGAAAGAATACGAACAAATTATGAATTATGACAATAATTATTATGTAATGGTTAGTGATGAAGATTTCTTTATATATAATGATTTATACAAAGAAATAATCATACATGGCGATAATATTATTACACTTGCTAATTACCTAGAAAGTCAAAACATAAACAATCTAGAGATAAATAAATATACATCTTTCGATTTACTTTATTTATATGATGAAATAAAAGGCTTTGCAAACTCAAACAAAGAATTATTAACTAATTTCAAAGATGAATTAAAAAACAAATTGAGGTATAAATAATAAAAAGGGCTATTTTTAGCCCTTTTTATTTTGCCAAAAACTGAACCAATTTACGCCATGATCCTAGTTTACAGGAGTAGAAATTTTTCATACATTCTTGCAGATATTCACCTATATATAACTGTTTTTTCTGTCAAATTCCGTCCTTTAGGTTACTCTATCAAATTTTAGTCTTTGTCTTTAAAATCTGCATCAATAATATCTCCATTCATTTCTGCAGCTATTTCCTCTTCGCTCTTAACTGCTCCCAGTTCGTTCTTATGAGTCACAACGCTTTCTGTGACCTCTCTATAACCATGATTTGCTTTTAGCAGAAAGATACCTGTTACTGGGTTTATCTTGCTACTCATAGCACCCCTCTCGATGTTCTCTGCTATAGCACTTTGTAACTTCTTTAAATACTTAACTGTTGGGTGGTCAGGTTTTCGTTTTATCCATTGATAAAATGTGTCTCTCTCCAAACCTATGCCAAGTGCCAAACCTGTAACTGTTGGAACTTTGTTAAATTCTGCACACCTCTCAAAGTATGACATTACCCTTTCCTGTATCTCATCAAAGTCATCAATTGTGATAGGTTCATACTTTGATATTATCGCCAATTCTCTCAAATTGTCTTGAGCCAACTTTTTAGCGAATGCTGCTTGTTCTTTATTGGTTGGTTGTATTGTTGTGTTACCTTTACCTGCCAAATTTTCCACCTCTTTTTTGTCGTGTGTGTACACATCAAATTTTCAACTCGATTATACCAACCTCACCAAAACAACTCAACCTTTACCATAACTGCCCTCATATCAAATTTCACCCAATAAATGATCCTAATACCACCTAATACCCAACAATAACTGCCTCATCATCAAATTTATGATTTTCCTAAATTTACCAAACCATAACAAACATAACAGACTTTTTCTTATACTCTAAATATTTTTTATATACTATATATATTATAAAATATTTCTAATATAGTAAAAAAGTTTGTTATGTTTGTTATGAACCCCAAAACTATACTATTTTATAGGGGCTAGAGCCATAACAAACTTTTTTAAACCATAACAAAGGTTTGTTATGTTTGTTATAGTTTGTTATGCTTTTTGAACAACTGTTGATTATCTTTTACACAAAAAAAGCATCCACCAACACAAAAACCACCAAAATCACAACAAAGTTTGTTGTAAAACCTCAAAGTTTGTTATGGTTTGTTATAAGGTTTGTTATGGTTTTGTTATGGAAATTTACTAAATTTCATACATACAGGACACAAAAAATCACTTACGCTGTAATCTGACAGCAACAAAAAAGAGCAGCTTTTTAACTGCTCTCAAGTCAAATTTTATCTCATTTCTAGAAAATACTCCATCCAGTTTTCGCACTCATTACGTTCA